TCTTCCGATCTATGGTGGCGGCTATGGCTCAGTTTCTTATGCGATTGAACTCACTGGACAAAACAAAACCTTTTCCGTGGGGTGAATTTTTCGCGGCGGGGTTGCTGTCCGGCTTTATCGGTTTTTTGATCTGCATGGCGGCTCATTCCTACGGTTTGCCGGATGAAGCCGGTGGCGCATTAGCCGGGCTCGGCGGGATGATGGGCAAAGATGGGGTGAATATTTTGAAAGGATTCCTAGAAAGAGGCGGCCGATGAAATACGGTTTCTTTGATGAAAAGGAGTTGCAGAGTCCGAAGGATCCGCACAAGTCTCCTTTTCCGCACGTGGTACGCGATGAACTTTTGAACCTTTTGAACCGCATCCGGCGCGAGTGGGGAAAGCCGGTTCTCGTGAATTCGGGCTACCGCAGTCCGGAATACAACGCGACGATCAAGGGGGCTGTACCGAACTCGTATCACACGAAAGGCATGGCGGCGGACATTCGACCGGATGATCCGTCTCTGATTTCCGAGTTTCAGGACTTGTGCCTGGAGCTCAATAAAGACGGCGGCGTCGGACTTTACGACGCATTCGTACATGTTGATGTGCGTGGGCATCACGCTTTTTGGGACTACAGGAGTAGTAAATGAAAAAGAAATCTCTGTCCAAAGAGGGATTCACCGGCAAAGGAACTGATCTTCGTATGCGCCAAAACCGCGGAAAGATTTACCTCGATATTCGCATCAGCGATGGTGAAACGGCTGCGGAAGCCTCGGTGAAATTAAACGAGGAAGACCAGCGTTGCTTCGCGTGGATGCTGAAGGACGCTTACGACTACCGCCAAGACCGCCGAGTGAAGAAGGCGAAGAAATCCAAGAAGTAAGGAGAAAAGAAAATGAAGGAATATCAGTATCGTTACACGACGGTTCACGCCATTGTTTTTGATGGCGATGTTGACTCGCCTGAGTTGTGCGCCCTGATGGGGTCGCGTATCGTTCAGCTGGGTTGGGTGTGTCAGGATGTGTGCGTACTTTGCACTAAGCAAGGGCCGGTGTCTGTAGATCTCGGCGACTACATTGTGCGGCTGCCGAACGGTGAGTTCCGCGCGTATAAGCCTCAGGAATTTGCGAAAGAATTCGTAGACATTCCGGCCCCGGCGGGCTACATAGCAGGCTGATTATGAAAGATTACGTCTACATGGTGGCGGTCGTCCTGGCCTTCGGTGCGGGGGCTTGGTTGACCTCCGCACACTATGACCGCGAAATCGCCCTCATGGAGGCGGCGCAGTCTGACGCGCTACGGGCGGCGGAGAGGAAAAATGCAGAAGGACTTTCAAAAGCAACGGACACGATCAACCTGGCGCAGGCTGAGTACAACGATTTGCGTGCTGAGCTTGATCGGGCTCGTGCAAGGTTGCGCCACGCGGACGGTAACGGCTCCGCCGGTGGAAATTCCACAGACGCTCTTAGCCGAAGAGTTACCGAGCTGGAAGGCTTGGTTCAAAGACTGGCTGACTCTGGTTCGGAATGCGGCCGACTTTATCAGCGCTGCGCCGCAAACCACGACGCCCTCACCAAAGTAGTCCGTCCATAAAGTTCTGATCTTTCGGTTTACTCTCGGCGAAAATCCGGGAGTGCCGAATGCCTCAATATCTCCATCCAACCAAACAGACAAGCGAAGGATCTACACAATCCTCCGCGATTTCGTCGTCCGCAAACGCTTTCATGAGCGCAAAAGGTGCGGGCGGCTTCTCTCAATTTCAGCAAGGATTCAAGGTCGGTTACACGTCCGTGATGCAGATCGGCGGGACGTGGCTTGCCTATCGCGCTGCAAAGCAGGAAAAGGCGCTCATGAAAATGAATGCCGACTTAATGAATTTGCAGGCGCAGAGCTACGAGACGGCGGCAGACGACGTGATGGCCGGCGGCGAACGTCAGGCGGCGGCTATTGGGTATGAGGCCGGGCAGGCAAAGTCAACCACCAAAACCCGGCAGGCTGCAGCGGGCGTCCGCGTGGGCGGTTCCGGATCGACAGCCGAAGTGCTGACCTCCATTGACATTGTGAAGGAAATGCAGGTGAATCAGGTGATGGCGAATGCCGTTGCTGAGTCCTGGGGCTACCGCCGGTCGGCTGTCGATTACAAGAATCAGGCACTTGCCTACCGTTCGGCTGCAAAGTCTATTTCTCCATGGGCGGCTGCGCTGACCACTTTCAACAACTATGCGATGGACATTATGAATGGCCCGATGGGCGACTCCCAGTCCGGTTCTGGCAAGTCCTCGTACAGCGGCGCAACCTTAAGCGATTTCAAGGCTGTTTTCGGTGGCAGTTCCGGTAGCGGTGCTACGTCGTCTGGCTCATCCGGGGCTCAAGGATGGAGCCTCAAGATGCCTTCTAATTTCAGTTGGAGCAAGTAATGGGAACTATCACTGTGCCCGGTAATCCGTATCAGGGCGGCGTGACTCCGAACGCTGTAAGGGGGCTCGGGACGCTTCATGCTATGCCGGATTCCAAGTGGCGTACTGACAAACTCGTCGCCGGGGCTGCTGATAAGATTGTCTCGGCTGTGGATAAGTGGCAGGCCGAAACCGACAAGACGCTCGTGCAGGACGCTATCAATCAGTCCAAGAGCGAACTCGAAGATTTGAAGTCGAATCCGGAAGAGGGTTGGGGCAATCTCACGGGCAGTAACGCCCTTAACCGCCCTGACGGGAAAAGTCTGTCGGAAGAGTATCTCGAAAAGGGACGCGCACTCTTCGCAAATCGCCGCGGTCAACTGAAGACAGATCGTCAGCGGAAGATGTATGACCTCTATTCGCAGGCGGCCTATCAGCAGTTGGGGGCAGAACTTCAATCCCATATGGTGAAGCAACAGGCGGTATTCGAGAAGGCGACGCACGCGGCGACTTTCAATACTGCGACGAATGACGTTTTAAACGGTGTCCAGTCCGGCGATATGGACAGGGCGAACTCAGGCTACGCCGTTGCAATGTCTGAACTGCAGTGGCAGGCTGACAAGTCTGGCCTTCCGGTTGATGTGCCGAAACTGATGGACACCGTTAACTCGAACGCTATCGGTATTTTCATTGAGGGCAAGAACCCCGCGGCGGCTCGTGCGTGGCTGAAGGCGCACAAAGACGATATGAGCGCTGAGCAGGTCGCTAAAAGCGAAAAACTCATCAAAGCCGGTCAGCAGAAACAGGACATTGAGTACCTGGTGGGAAAGGTGCTCGCGACTTCCGGAAGCGATTCGGACATTCTGAAGGCGACGCACGAGGCCACAAAGGGCACTGATGCCGACGTTCGGCAGGGCGTTACGGTGAAGGTTCGGCAGGCGCTGGCGGTGCGTGAATGGGAAAAGCGCATGGAAGCGTCTGATCTTGTTAATACGGCCTACAAGGCGCTAGACAACAATGAAGAGTTGCCGGTTACGCTACTGCAGCGTTTGGACGAACTTGATCCAGAAAAGGCGGCAAAGGTGCGGGATGCTCAGGCGTCCCGAAATCTTTGGGGCTTGGATAGCGCCGGAGTGATGGATTTCGTGAACTCCGCCCGAACGAAAGAAGCAAAAGCTCTTGGGGTAAAAATTTTGAAGGAACGCGAGTCTGATCCTATCGGTGTCGCGATGGCTACGAATCAGTACGGCATCACCCCTCTCAATTGGCAGAACGCAGATGAGCTGAAAGCGCAACTTCAGAAGCGTGTGGAAATGGCGGACGCGATGGCGAAGGATTGGCAGGTGCCGCAACGCCTTTTCTCTAAGCAGGAGGCTGCAGGACTGGTGACGCTTCTTGATAGCTCGCCGATTGAAACCCGCGTAGCACTTTTGAAAACGATTGCTGACACGGCGGGTCCGGACGGGATTCGTATGGTGTCAGGGCAACTGAAGGGAAACAGCAACAAGTACGCCATAGCGATGGCGGGGTTTGACATTGTTCCAGGCGACGGCGGCATAACCTCCGGAGAAATGTACCTTCGGGGGTTGCAGCTCATCGCCGAAAAGCAGGTCAAAGATGATCCGGCCGTGGAAACCGGCAATGTGGCCCGACTTTACGCAGCTATCAATCCGGACAACGATGGAACGCAGGGGCTGTTTAAGTCGGATGCGGCCCGGGCCGATACGGTGGAACTGGCACGCGGCATCTTGGCCTATCAGCAATGGGCGGGTTCCGGAAGCATTGAAGACGCCCTGGCTGCGGCCGTCGGCGGCGATGTTGAAACGTACAACGGTAAGAAAACCGTGATGCCGAAAGGGATCGACGCGTCGGCCATTTTCTCCGAAGACTTGGAGAATCTCGTAGAAACCCAGGCGCAAGAAGTCAAAAAGGCCCGTGGCACGTTTTACGTCAGCGGACTGGCGATGACCGGCGCAGAGTTGGCCGCCAAGATGCCGAAACTCGCCCTGCAGACTGAGAAGGTGAACTCAGACGGCAGTGTGACCTACAGTCTGATGCTTAATGGGGAATCGGTGTTTGGTGACGACGGCTCCCTCTATACGTTCGATTTAGTGAAGACGAAGGAATAACAATGCTGTTTTCGGAAATCTATAGCCCGTCCTCTCAGCAGCCGCAGATGAGCGAAGAACAGATGCGGCAGGCAAAGATCAATCGCTGGGGTACGGATGCCGTTGGCCCGCGCGATGCGTTTTCGGAAGACTATTCGGATAAGTTCAATACCGTTTTGGCGCCTGATGAGGAAGAAAAATATCAGGCATGGGCGACGGAAAATCACCGCGAAAAAGACGTTTACGACTACGACTTGCGCGGCGCTTGGAAAGAGCTGCAGTCCGGCACGATGTCTGAGGATGAGCGCGGTCACTTGGGCGACAAATACAAAAAGCCGAATCATCCGACTTTCTCGGATCAGTCGATTTACAGCGGTCAGGACGGCGTGACGGGCGGCGTATGGTCTCGGAATGCTGAGGGTAAGGACGTTTACACGCCGGGACGGAAACTGTCGTCGGTTGAGGCAGATCGACTGCGCCGTTACTTCCTGCGCAATGAGCCCGGCGTTGTTCTTGATCTGAAGGACAAGGTGTTTGAGGAACGTCCGCTTCCGGGCGTCAATACGCCTCTCGGCGTCTTCTCGGGGCTAGGCGATACGTGGAAAGGCATTCCCGCTGCGGTGCTGCAGACGGCGAGTTCCGCTATCACGGCTTTCAAGAACACCGGGGCCGACATTCTCTCCCGCATGGGTACGGACGAAACCCGCGCCTGGTGGGAGGGGCAAAAGGCCGTCATGGATCAGAACGCCCGTGACATTCGCGACTACAACAAGGTTCACTTCGAGGTCGATCCCGAAACGATGGGCACGGCTTCTCAGATTGTTTACGGACTTTTCAAGACGCTTCCGAAGGCAATGGGCTACGGTTTGGCGGGCGGTGTCGCCGGCGGCGCATTGGCTTTCGGTGCTGACGTGGGCATCGACGAGACGAATCGCCTGATGGATGAGGGCGTAGACCGTAACACGGCTATCAATGCCGGCCTGGTGTCGTTCGGGATGAACGCAATCGGTATGCGGCTTCCGGCGGTTCTCGGTGCGAGTCGCGGGATGTCCGCGGCCTACGGTGCTGCAGCGAACGCCGGGACGAACGTGGCCGAAGTCGAGGGGATCAAATTCATCCTTGAGCATCAGGATTACAACCAACTGGCTCAGCAGTACGACTTGAACGGCGTGGACTTGGCGGTAAGCGCGGCCTTGGGTGCGGCCTTCGGCGGAGCGTTTTGGCGCAGTCCTGAGCAGATTCGGACGCAGAAGTATCAGGACGCGGCCCGTCTTGTCTACGAGGATCAGCGAACAGCTCTTTTCAATAAGGGGAAGAGTCAGTTCAACTTCGAGCAGGCCGGGACACAGGCAGCGATTAACGCTCGGGCCGTGGTGTCGCTCGCGAAGCGTTTGGGGATTGAGCCGGACAAGGTGCGGGACTTCTCGGCAAAGATCGTGTGGTCGGAGGACGGAAAGTCTGCCGAGGTGCCGAAAGAAGCCTTCAATATGCCGGTGACGCAGGGTAAAGAATGGCACATGGGGCCGCAGACAATCGGACGAGAAAACGAAGCCGTCAGCGTGGTTCACATGAGCGACGTTCCCGAAGCAGGGCACAAGGCTGCTATCGATACGTTGGTAGGAAAACTGTCAGAAGGCGTCAAAAACTCTGACAGTGGCTGGGTTCTTACAGGTTCTCGCGGAGACGCCAAAAAGTCGTTACCTCCGTTTAAGTTCGCAGAGAAAAACGCCGGCTTGTATGACGCCATTGTCCAAAACTTCGAACAAATTGTTTCGGACGCTAAGCTGATCGAATCTCACGCAGACACTCAGCATCAAAACCCCGATGTTCGCGGAATCCACAAGTTTACAGCTGCAGCTTCTTACGGTGGAAAAAACTATCGTGTTCAGTTGATTGTGCGGGATTATTTGCCTTCGGCCGGTGGTGAGCGGTTGGCGACGCACAGCATTGATGCCGTGGAAGTGGAAGAAATTGGTACCGCAGGCGGGGAGGGGGTTATAGCACCACTTGCACCCACAGACGCTACTAGTGTCCCTCCCGGTGCCGCGCAGTCCCCCGGTGCTGGGGTGCCTACTGCGTGGTCGTCTGCTGATACCGTCAGTTTATCAGATTTGCTTAGGGGTTTTGTCCGCGAAGATCAACGCGGGGCGTTTGATTCAGTGGATGATTCCTATCGTGCCGAAGGGGCGGCGTACTACGAACCGCAGGAGTTCAATCAGACGACAGGAGCATTCTCTTACGATGCTCCGAGTCAACCGACCGATCGGCTCGTTGCGGTGCACCATATCGATGCCGACAATTTGTTGAAGGCTAACGCACTCGGCGGATTGGCCGTTCCGTCAATAGGCATCACGAAGGTGAATTCCGGTTATTCCGGTTTTGGCGACATTACCCTGATCGGTACAAAGGGGCTTATTGATCCCGCGACAGGAACGCCGGTTTACAGCGCGGACGCCTATACGAATACGTTCCCCGCGTTTGAGTGGGGAAAGTCCGTTGATAAGAAGAAGGCCGAGGCTCTACGGCAGGAGTATCGGAAGACTGAGCGGTTTTTCCGCGGCGGCATGGACAATACCATGAGGTCGCTCATTGATAGCCCAGACCGTGACGACTTTATGTGGCGATTCCGTAACTCGGTTGTCTCGCAGAAGATGTTTCTCGATGAGAAGGGCATCAAGGTTGAACCTGTGTATCTGCAACCCTACGCCGGGACGCCTCTTGAGCATCTGTTGCTTCCGTTGTTCCAAAAGATTGGTGTTAACCAATCGCTCGATGTGGCAGGTTCGATGCAGGCCTACAACGAAGCGTACGTGCAGGCGGTTGATGCGCTTGGTGATAAGGCGACTCGCGTTCAGAAGCGGAATGCCGACAAGATTCGCAACGGCGGTCGTTTGGTGGATGCCTATCTTTATACCCTGATCAACAATGTTGAGAAGATTGGTAAAGCGCCGACGGAGCCGCAGATTGATTCCTACGCGACGGAAAAGCGAATTCGCGAGGTCTTCGAGAATAATTCGGAAGGTTTTGATGCCTGGGTTGCCAAAAAGACGAATGGCCTTTTTGGTGAGCCGAAAATCAAGGTCGGCGGCAAACTGGTTCCGGTGACGCTGCAGAACGTTGTCAAGGCTATGACGAAGCGTGTGGCAAAAAACACGCAAGACACGATGACGTTTGGGCCGGGCAAGGTTCGCGCAGCGGCCTCGAAGAAGTTCTCGTCAGTAGAAAGCATTCAGGCGAATCGCGAAAGGGTGGTTGATCCGGCGACGGCTGATGAGGCTAACAAGAGCATTGATGCCGCGATGAGTGACTTCAGGAGTCGGGCGGCAGACTTCTACGGCTACAAGGATACCTTTGCAGCGATGGACGATGCGATGCGGGCGTTGGCCGATTCTGCGAAGGGGAAGCCGACGACTGAGAAAGTCCGCGCTGCGCTCGTCAAAAACGGTTTCAAGGAGCCGAAGGGAGGGTTCCCGTCAGAACTGTTGGACTCCGGCGTGAAAATTCTCACGGACGTGCAAAAGGGGCTTACGGATTATTTTGAGGCAAAGCCTCAACGTGCAGTAGGCTTGAGCGAGTTTGCGGGCGCGGTGGTGCCTGAAGGGACCTCACCGGAAGTGCTGAAGGTTCTGGAGGATGCCGGCGTTGAGGTGCGCACATACGCGAAAGATACTGTCCTCCCTGGTGGCGAACGGACAAACAATCGCTTGCAGGCTGAAAAGGAGTTGTCACAGAAACTGCAACAGGATCGCGGGGACGTGCTGTTTCAGCATGGCAGGGGTGAAAGCGAAATCCGCGGTTCCTTCAACCCGCAGACGAACACCATCAAACTTACGCCGAATGCGAATCTTTCCACGTTCTCACACGAACATTCGCACTGGTACCTGACGAACCTCTTTGCGCACGCGGCCGACGAAAACCTTTCCCCGGAAGCGCGGGCCGACATTGACGCGTTGCTGAAGGCGTTCGGTCTCAAGTCCGTTGAGGAGTACAACGCGCTGCCCTTTGAGCAGAAAGCCAAACTGCAGGAGCGTTATGCGGCTTGGACGGAACGCTATCTGTCCGAAGGTGAGGTGCCGGCAGGGTATTTGCAGGGTATGTTCCGGAACTTCGCCTGGTGGTTGATGGATATGTACCGGGACCTCGTGGGCGAAGGTGCCGGCGACGATGCAGCCAAGAAGGAAATCGGCGAACGCTACAAGGCGCAGTTCGGCGAAGATCTACCGGAACTTTCGCCCGATGTTCGCCGGGTGCTTAACCGGATGTACGACGTCGAAAAGAAAATGGCGTCCTTCCGGTCGAATTCCGGACAGGTGACGGCGGCCCGTGTCATTCAGGCTCAGCGTACGAATAACCAAAAGGTTACAGCTCCGTTGCAGGACGGTTCGGCTCCGAATGCTTATACGGCGGCGATTCGCGCTCAGCAGCAGGCGGCTCAGGCGATGAACTCCGGTGAACAGGTGGACGTTTCTCAGGCAATGAAAAATGCCCCGGTGAATGATGCAGCGGTTCGACAGGGGAAGAACGCCTTTGCGAAGTCCTTCCAGATGGGCGACACGGGGACGATTGTGGTGCTTCAGAACCGTGACCGCACGGGCGCAGTGTCTGTCGGACAGATGAACGCCATTGCCACAGCTCCGGACTACACGCGACTTTCCGTCTCCCGCACGACGGATTCCGGTGCGCCGATTGTGTCCTTTGGAACGCTGCCTGATTCACGGTATTTGGGGAATACGGAAACCGTGGCCGACGGCAGCCATAAAATCCCGATGACCTACGCCGTGGTCGAGGCGGATTCGGTTCTCCGCTCCAACAACTTCGACGGGACGCCGGTTGCTGAATACGGTACTGATCCGTCTCGAATGCACGCGATAGCGGGTAACGGACGCATGGCCGGGCTCTCCGAAGCCTACAACCGTGGTACGGCTGAGCAATACCGACAGGACTTGATGGCCGATGCGCAATCCGTAGGGATCAATCCGGAAGTAGTGGCAGGGATGCAGCACCCGGTGCTGGTGCGCATCATGCCGCCGGAAGCGGTGGAGACGGGCTTTATCGAACGGTCGAACTCCTCAAACGTCTTGGAAAAGTCGGCTCTCGAAACGGCGGTGCAGGATTCGCCGCGGATCCGGAACAATGTTTGGAAGTATCAGTTCGATGAGGACGGTGCGCCGACTCCGGAAACGGTGCGGCAGTTCACGATTGATATTGGTGAACCGAATTCCCTCGGCAAGCTCCTCACGGCAGACGGTCGGCCGACAGAGACCGCGACGAATCGACTCCGTGCGGCCGTCTTCTATGAAGCCTACCGAGATCGGACGTTGACGGCTCTGGTGGCGGACGATACCGATAAGCAGGGGATCAAGCGCATTTTGAACGCGATGGCGGCTTTCGCGCCTCACGTTATCAACATCCGAGAAGCCTCGAACGACGCGGTTGACCTGGGGTCGGTGTTGGTGGACGTGGTGAACCGCATCCGTAACGCGAAGATCGAAGGGACGCCGCTTGAAAGTATCGTCGGACAGGGTGACGTATTTGGCGATAACCCGGCGGTGCAGCAGCTTTTAGGGTTCATTGCTGAGAATCAGAACTCAGCTGCGGCCATTGCTCGGGTGCTTGAACCGTTCGCGGCTGCGGTGGAAAACCGGCTGAAGTCGTCCGGCAATGGGCCTCAGGCAGGTTTGTTTGGTGAAGCAGAAAACGTCTCGACAGACCTCGCCGACGTGATGGGTATCTTCCGGGATACGCAAAACCGCCTGATTGACGAAGGCAATGCGGCGATGCGCGAGAAGGGGGCTACCGAGGGCTTCCGTGAGGCACTCCCGGCAGTGGACGTTGTGGCGATGCGCAATACCTTGCAAGCGATGCAGCAGGCAGAAAAACCGGCCGAAAACGTGATGAAGTCGATCGTAGAGACGGTGGCCGAAGATGCCGGAGTTGCGTCAGAACCTCCGCCCGATATTCCGCCGGATGCAGGGTTGGATGCTGAGGCGAAGGCTGCGGCTGAACTTGAGACACATCAGGCTCACGAACTCGAAGGGCTATCCGAAGAAAATTCCGAACGTGTGCAGGTTGAGGATTTGGCTGCGCTTAATCCTGATTTTGTCTATAAATTCAAGGATGAAAATGGCATTGAGCACCAAAAGACGGCTGCGGAGATTTTGGCGGATGAAGCCTCGATTGATAAGCAGGCGGATACGGATATGGCTGGGTTGGCGACGGCCGCAATGTGCATCATCAGAAACAACGGGATTCCGGCATGAAACAAGAATGTAAGGACTTGATCGGGCAGACGCTCGGTCGCAAAGAAGGCACAATCAGCGACGAAGAAGGCGAACAGATTATTGCCGCCTTCGAGTCCAAAATGCAGACGCTTTCCAAGCGTAAAGACTTTTGGGAACGCTGGGGCTCAATGACTCAGGCGGAACGCATTCAGGCCGCCGGTGGTGAGCTGGCGAAGGATTTACAGGAGCAGGCTCGGCAAAAGAAGGCTGCGCGTTATAAGCAGGTTCTCGCACAAAACCGCTCGCTGAGAGAATTGGATCGCCTTGCGCGGGAAGAGGACATTCACGCTCACGCGGGCGTCGCCAAACTGATGCTCGGTGTTGAACGCGCTGCACAAGGCATTCGAAACGAGTACCTGACTTCGATGCTTGATACGCTTAACGGCATTCGCTCGAAATGGCTCGGTTTTGTAGAAAACGCCGAAGATGCTCGCGATTTCGCACGTGAGGTCTATGGTGAAGACACAAAGAACGCCCGTGCAAAGGCTGCAGCTGAGGCATGGGCAAAGACGGCGAAGGATATGCGGGGCCGTGCCTTACATGCAGGTGCAAGGATTGGTCTTATTGACTATGGCTATATTCCGCAGTCGCACGATTGGGCGAAAGTTCGAAATAAAAAAGGCGGCGGGAAGAATGCTTGGATTGATGAGGTGTTCCCGCTTATGGACAGAACCCGCTATAAGCAGGACAACGGTCAGCGGATGACCGACAGTCAGTTGCGGGACTTCCTTGGTGAGGCATGGGAAGACATTGTGACTTCCGGACATAACGCAGATAATCTGTGGGACGCTTTGGAAACCCCGGCAGAACCGAGTCTGGTGGGGTACAAGAAGTATCCTCATCGTGAGCTGCATTTCAAGGATGCGGATTCTTACCTGCAGTACGAAGCGAAGTACGGTCAGGGTAGTTTGACGAGTACGCTCATCGGGCACGTTTCCAAGATGAGCCACGACATAGCGATGATGGAGGGATTTGGGCCACAAGCGGAGACGACGTTCAAATTTCTCAAAGAGATTGCCGACGCCCAGGCGCTTGATGCTCGGCGCGAAAAAAGCAGTTGGGAACTCCTAACTAAGTATTCAGATCACCACGGCTTGACGCGGGTTACGTTGGATGAAATGTGGCGCGTGCTTTCCGGTGAGGCGAGTGCGATGGCGGTCAACTCTGAACCTGCCGTGCGCTTCCTCTCTGGGTGGCGAAATCTCGAAGTTGCCGGTAAATTGGGGAAGGCGTTTATTTCGTCCTTTTCCGATATTTCGACGTACTTTGTGGCTACCGGTTTCAACCGTATGGATTTTTGGCAGGGGATGCGTTTTCTCTTTTCGGCCTACGGCTCTGAGTGGAAAGACTATGCGAATCGTTGCGGCCTCATTGCCGACAGTATCTCGTCCGACTTCATTCGGTGGGGTAGCGATAATTTGGGACAAGGGTGGACGGCCAAACTGGCGAATGCCTCAATGAAGGCTTCTTTCCTGACGGCGTGGACTGATGCGGTGCGCCGGGCATTCAACCTCAATATGCTGGCGTCCCTCGGTAAACTCATTGAGAAAGATTGGTCGGCGTTGGATGATTATGATCGGGCGCGACTTCAGGACGGCGGCATCGGAGAGGCTGAATGGAAGCTGATGCAGGAGGCCGGGACAGAAGAATTCAAGGGCGTGAAGTTCCTGTCGTATAAGCGGCTGAAGGAAATTTCTTCGGATCCGAAGAGGATGATCGTTGACGAGAACGCTGAATCTCTTGCGAGTAAGGTCATCGGCTTTATCCTCAATGAAGGCGAAATGGCTTCCCTCGGTCCTGACTTGATTACTCGGACGGAAGCAAGCCGCGGTAATAAGCGAGGAACAATGTCGGGCGAGTTGTGGCGTGCTGCGATGCTCTTCAAGTCGTTTCCTTTGGCAATGATGGAACGCCATTGGCGGCGCGTTCAGTTCTTGAATCGCCACGGGAGTTTTGTGGATCAGCTGGGGTATGCAGCAGGAGTGGTGGTGGCGACGACGGTCATGGGGGCATTGTCCCTTCAGATTCAAGACTTGCTCAATGGTAAGGATGCAGAAGATGTTTTCTCCGGAAAATTCTGGGCGGCTGCGCTGACAAAGGGTGGCGGCTTAGGTTTCCTTGGGGACTGGATTGTGAACGGACTCTCGGATGATTCTCGTTACGGTGCAATGTCTGGCGCGGCTAACATTCTTGGCCCTCAGCTTGGTTCGGTGATTGAGGCTTCGGACGCGGCGTTTGCTTGGGCTCGTGCACCTATCTACGACAAGGACACAAAACCGGGTGCGAAAACTGTGCGTTCAATCCGCTCGCACCTTCCGTTCCTCAATATGTGGTACACGTCAACGGCGATTGACCGCGCCTTTATGAACGAGTTCAATGAGTGGATGTCTCCGGGATACCTGTCGCGGATGGAAAAGAAGTTGCGCCGTGGGACGGGACAGGACTACTGGTTGCCGCTTGACAGTCTCACGCCGACGCGCGCGCCGAGAATGGCGGATCAACCGATGAGATAAAATTGAACCCCGGGGACCTTGCGGTGCTCGGGGTTCCGTGTCTCAGGCGCTCTTGGCGCTCGGGACATCTGTTGCGGAGTTTACGCTTTTTCCTGCGTGACTAGGGAAAAAACTAGGGAAGATTTTTGGAGTCGCCCTGCACGCCTTTGTTCATGCGGGTGTTTTGGTACAACTGGGCCTACCAATCAGCGCTTTTTCGATTTTCTCGTAAACCCCTGTCGCTATTGGCTTCAGGGGTTTTTCGTTAGTAACAGCGGGACTTGAAGTGCCCTTTCTTCCCTGGTTCTTCCCTATTCACAAGTGTTCACCTTTATCAATTTGTGTTAACCTCAACTAGGGAAGAAACTAGGGAAGAGAATCTTCCCTGGTTGAGGAGTTTTTATGAAAGCCAAACTCTCACAAAGGACACTGGGGAATCTTGGCGACGGCGTGTATCGGGACGAGTTGACCAAAGGTTTGTACCTCGTGATTAAAGGTGGCTCACGGGCTTGGGTGCTGCGTCGTCAGGTAAATGGCAAGAGGTATGACGTAGGTCTGGGCAGTGCTGCAAGTATTGCTTTGGCGAATGCGCGGGCTATGACTGCCCGGCTGATGGGGCTTGGTGCTGAAGATTTTGTGAAAGAGATCGAAGCCTCGAAAAAGAAAAAGCCCGTGTCTGTGGCGAAGAAAACTTTCCGAAAAGTCTGCGACGAGTACATGCAGTGGAATATCGACGTAGGCAACTGGGAGGAGCTTTCAAAGTCTCATCGCGTTTTCGAAAGCCGGATGCGTTGTCACGTGTGGCCGAGAATCGGTGACAAGATTATCGACGAGATCAAGCCTGCGGACGTGGCCGAGATTGCGGCGGCCATTTGGGATAAACCGGACATTGTGGATAGGTGCCTCGGTTTCGCCAAAAAGGTTTTCGACTGGGCGAAGGCGAAGGGCTACACCGACAGGGATAATCCGGCGGATCGTCATGGGGCGTTGCAGTTTCTTTTGCCGAATAACCGTCACGTCAAACAGAACCGTGGGGCGTTGGCAGTAAGCGAGTTGCCGGACTTCTTCGCGGCCTCTATGGCCGAAAAGCAGATCAGTAGCCGACAATGCTTCGAGTTTTCCATTCTGACCGCGACGCGTTCGCAGACGGCACGGGAAGCCCGTTGGGATCAGATCGACTGGGAAGAGAAGATTTGGACAGTCCCGCCAGAACAGCTGAAGGTCTCCAGCAACGGAGCATTGATTGTGCCGTTGGCCCCGAAGGTGATTGCGTTTCTGAAAAGTATCGACCGTCCGCACGAGGGACTGATCTTCCCGAATCGTTACGGTAACGTGATGACGGACACGATGCTCGGGCGGCTTGTCAAACTGACGCCCGGTGATTGGACGGACAAGGCCGAGAGTCTAAAGCGTGGGAAAACGGTGCGTCCGACTCAGCACGGCATAGCCAGAGCAACTTTCATGACCTGGAGTCAGGACGATAGCCTGGGTAATGACAAAAGATTTGACGTGCGGGTGGCGCATCTTTGTCTACACCACAAGCTGAACGACGGATACAACGGTGCGTATGAGCGGCAGACGATGTTCCTGCGCCGACGTGAGCTGATGGAAGCATGGGCGGACTATTGTTTTAGCAAAGTAAAAAAGGAGTGACCATGGTTGCGTTTTGGTTGTTTGTTTTCTTCGGGGTTGTCATTTTGCTTTCGTACGCAATCCCGGCGTATCACCGTTTGGTAGAAAAGGGGCATGAGATTGAACGGCGAGAAGAACTTCAAAGAAAAGCGGAAGAGGCCCAGGGTATTGTGAGACAAACGAGGTTGCAAAAATGGTGCGCTCGTTTCGATACGCCCTGGAAAAGACTGGCTGTCTTGATTGGAGGAGCTGGCGGTGTTGTTTATTTTGGAATGGCGACGCTATTTTTGTTGATCGGAATGAGCCCTTATAGAACTTTCGAAAGGGCTTTGGGAGAATCCTATTTTCTTATTTTTACAGCAATAGATAAAATATCTCGATATAGATATAGAACATATTACGATTCTGAATATTATGTATATCTAATTGCGATAGTGTCGTTTTCCGTTATGGTAATTGGGCTGCTTGTTGCTTTTTACCAAAAAGACAATTGGATTGGGAAAACAGTATCTTTTGTGGTTAATCCAGTGAAGTCAGTCTTCGATTGGGTAAAAACCGGGAAATAAAACAATCCCCGTCAGCCTTCGGTTGGCGGGGATTTTCGTGAGTGCGCCCAGCAGGGCGCGTTACTAAGGGGTGTGAGTCCCCTGCTCACCCGCTGAAGGGGAAGAGCTAGCAACTCGATAAGGGCGTCTCGGTAACGAGGGGTCTGAAGGAAGTCGATAGCAAACCACTGGCCTGACGAACAGGAAGCAGATATGAGGCTAGGCGATCGGGGAAGAGGGCTCTCATACTCAAACCCAATACTCAGCCGGGACATGGTCGCAAGGTAGATCTGACAGGTAAAGTGGGAAAGTAACGCGTCATACCTGGGGAGATCCGTCACAGTGTTCTTCGGAACTACGAGAAGCGGGAGCAGATCGGAGGCTGTGGCGGAAGTCAGCAGAGGCCATAGTAGGGGTAACCTGAAGGGCCGAACGTTTAAACGTGAGTAGAAACAGTGACTCTCATGAGTCGAGTACGACATCCAGAATAACACCGGCACGGTGACTGAACGCCCGGAATGCAAACGGAAGTTGCTGAACGGGATGGGCAGGTTAAGAGGCGGAGCAAACCGAACATGGCGACACTGTCTTGGACGAAAGCGCAACCTAGAGCGTACCCGCGGATTAAATACGTCTGTATGAGTATGGAAGAAGCGGCGCGGAAGGTGATAGCAAACAAAGGGAGTGCCGGCGTTGACGGCATGACCGTTGATGAGCTGTTGCCTCTCCTGGAGAAGTACGGGAGTTCTATCAACCAAAAACTGGAAAACGGAGCCTATATTCCTTGCCCTGTAAGGAGGAAGGACATTCCGAAACCCAACGGCAAGAAACGAATGCTGGGCATCCCGACTGTGCTGGATCGGACGATTCAGCAGGCATTGGTGATCGTTCTGCAGGATGATTTCGAGCCGCAATTTTCAGAATACAGCTACGGTTTTCGACCGGGACGCAGTGCCAACCAGGCGGTAAGCCAGGCGAAGCAATACGTCAAGGACGGATACCGATGGGTAGTGGAAATTGACCTGGAAAGCTTTTTCGACCGGGTCAATCACGACAAGCTGATGGGGATCATCGCGAAAGTTATCGACGATAAAACAGTTCTCAAACTGATTCGTCGGTATCTGAACGCGGGCATTATGGAAAACGGCTTGGTGAAGCCGCGGATAGAGGGAGTCCCGCAAGGCGGCCCCCTGAGTCCGTTGCTGTCAAACATCATGCTGACGGAATTGGACAGAGAGCTTGAAAAGAGGGGCCTGCACTTCTGCCGCTACGCGGACGACTGCAACATTTACGTGCGGTCAAAGACAGCGGCGGAGCGGGTTCTTCGCCATATCACGCGTTTCATCGAGGAGGAGCTCAAGTTGCGGGTCAACCGCGACAAGAGCGGTACCTTTCGGCCCTGCGAATCTGTCTACCTTGGGTATACCTTCTCACGAGGGAACTACGCCCGGGTTATTGCAGCAAAGAAAGCCGTAGACCATCTGAAGGACAAGCTCAGAAAGGTGTTCTTCAGTGCCCGAGGAACCTCACTGAAAAGCACGATTGGACGCATAACCCCAATTTTGAGGGGATGGCGGAACTACTATCGCCAAGACGACCGGAAGACGTTTTATGAGGAAATGGACGAATGGATTCGCCACCACCTCAGAGCGCTAATTTGGTTGGCGTGGAAGAAGCCGAAGACACGTTATAAGAATTTACGGAAGAGGCTCCACGATGAAGAAAGGGCGAGAGCTAGTGCGGGTAACGGACGTGGCGCATGGTGGAACGCTCATGCGAAGCATATGCATGATGCCTTCCCAAATGCTGCATTTTTCAGGTTGGGGCTGTATCAACTCGCCTCATAGGAAGTTGTTTAAACGAAACGCCGTATGCGGAACCGCACGTACGGTGTTGTGAGAGGGGGATGGGGTGACCCTACCCCCCTACTCGATCGCCAGAAGATGTTAGGCGTTGTCAGGGCGGCTGATGACCAACTTCATCATGCCGGACTCAACGGCCTTGATGGTGGGGATATATTCCTCGAAGTTAGACATATAGCCCGTGCCGTTGATCTCGAAGTCGATGGCGGACGGACCGTCATCGTCTTTCAGAAGGCGGAGGCGGATTTCTTCGATACCGTTTTCTGCCATAACTTTCGCGGCGGCCTTGTAGATAGGGGTGAGATCGATCTGTTTCATTTGTAGCTCCTTTTAAATAGCGAGGTTAAGTTGTTCGGGCACGTTGATTTTCTGCGCCTGCATCATCTTGTGCATCTGAAAGATTCCGGCGGTTGTGAAGCGAAGGCGTCGGCTGGTGATGGGTTCGCCGGTCTTTTTGTTGTCCAATTCCCTAATCTTTACAACGGCCCATTGCTTCTTTTCCCACGAGGAATAAGGAAGCCAATCTTTCCCTTGCTGATAAGCAACCTGATTGCGCTTTAACCAAGTAAACAGGTCGCAACGTTTCATATGCAGAATTTTCGCGACGGCGGTGGCAGTGAAAAGCCCTGTGTCGTCTACGAGATCGTCGTAAGCCGAGACTTTTGGCGCGTCCGCTTCGATCTGTTTCTGAAGCGCGGCGTTCTTGTCCATTTGATCGGCGGCCAAACGCAAGGCTTCTTGCATCGTCTGGGGAATTTGGAACTGAGTCGGGACGGTCTTCGCTTTGGCGAGTTCGTCGCGGCAATTTCGGAACGCCTTTACGACACGGATTTTCAGAGAGCGGGCGATTTCGGTGTTCTTGAGGTAGGTGAAAAGTAACGTGGCCTGATCCTCGTTGAGCAGTGCGACTTCGCGCTTTTGGGGGCCGCCGTTCGTTTCAAAGGGTCGCATTTCAAATGTGACCCTGCCGAACGCGTTGAAATCGCTTTCGTATTTGCGAACGAGTTGGATCACGGCCTTGTGTTCTACGTTGACACCTTCGGCGATGGTGACGGTATCAATGACCGGGGTTCCGTCGGCGGTGATGGTAAGAAGTTCTTGTGTCATTTTCATTTCTCCGTCTCGTTTACAAGGAGTTCGGCGCATTCCAAAATGGAAGCGGCGGATTTGATGACGCTGAGAAGCCCTGCGGTGGAAAGCATCTGGCTATCGCTTTCGGCCGAATCGGCTGCGGCGATGAGGATGTTTTTAGCTTCGGAACACGACATAATCGCGTAGTCCCTGGCTTCGCCGGAGGTCAGCTGGTGTTTGATGAGCGCCGTGATGGCGAACGGGAGATTGAATGTTGACGGCTGCGTTTGAGCAGCACTTTGGAACGCTTGCATAGCGTGTCCTCCGTGTAACAAGTTTTGAACCTGCTCACGCCGACGCCAATCGGGGTGGGCAGACTGTACGGGTTGGCGTACCGGGTACACGGATCCGGCGCACGCAAGCGTGCCCCATACAGTCTGCCCGTCAAGGAAGACTGCTATGCACAAAAAATCCGCACGAACGTCAGAACGTAAGGCGGCATCATGTGCCGTGTACTCGTTCGGGACGCCAATCCCGGTTCGGTAGTTCAACCGAACGCGGGCATTATGCGCGGATTCTTGTGCGTTTGTCAACATACAGCGCCTTCGGCGATCCAGCGTTCGAGCTCGCATTCTTTAAATTGCAGGGTGCCGCCGATGCGCAACGGCTTGATAAATTTGCGCTTCCGCAGCCGCGGGCCATTGCCCTGTCCGTTGTCGTAATACTCACGACAGTAGCTGTAGATCGTGCTCACGGACTTGTTGATGCGCTTGGCGACTTCCTTAACAGTCAGTAACTTCGTTTGCATCTTCACTCCTCCAACAGCCCGCACTGCGGCATTCCGTCGAACAGCTCCTTCACCACGGACTCAAAGTTCTCGTTCGCGTAGTTGAGAATCGCCACGTTGTCCGCGCGGTTCACCGATCCGTCGTACTTCAGTGCCTCCAGATCAGTCAACACCCCGGCGACGGCGCTGATGTTGGCCTGCGTCACGATTCCAGTGCGCTGAAAGTGCGTGACCGCGGCGTCGAACAACTTGGCGGCGGCCTTCACGTCACGCATCCATTCCCCACGAATTCGGTCGTCGGCAATGCAACGGACGGTGAGATACCCTTCGATCAGCGACGACAAGAGATAACTCCAGTCCTCGCGTTTGGGGCTTCCGTCCATGACGTTGTTAATGCGTCCCTGCAGAGCAAGTCCCAGGCGCGTCTTTTGATCGTCGGTGAGCGGAACGAACCGCGTGAAGACGCCTACGCCTGTGTCTTGCAAAATCTGCAGCGGCGTCTTGTGGTGCTGCGTCTTCCGGCCGCTACGACGGTTGGCTTTGGCGACTGCCCGGCGGAGTTCTCTACTTGCCTGCATCTTTGGCCTCCGTTCGGTAGAACTCGCTCAGCTGACTGAATATCCGCACCAACTCGCTGCTTGTGCTGGCGTAAGACGAGACAGACAATTCGAGCACCTTCCGGTCACCGCCGACAAGTGCTTCAACGCAAGCGGCCATTTTGGAAGCCGCGTTCGCGGTTCTTGAGAGATCGCGTTCGAGCTGAATGCGGCGGACGAAATGGTCTCGCCTGGCCTGTCGCTCCTTGCTCTCAAGGAACATCTCGGCGGCGCTTGAGGTCTCCCCGAGTTGTCTCATGTTTCTGTCGTAGCCGTTCATTTCCATTCCCCTGCTTCAATCATGTTGACAATCTTTTCAGCAACTTCCTGGCAGATGTCGGCCGCCCAGTCGTAGTCGGGTTTTGGAGGTTTGCTCGACAACGGTTTTTCGATTACTACGTCTTTGCATCCTGCGATGATCTTGTCATCCCAAAAAGACACTTCAATTCTCTCCGCCTTACGGATCCCAACATTGACCCAAAACGCAAACCTGGCTACTTCGAATTGTTTTGTGTAGATTGGCTCGTGGTAGATGCTCATTTCGCTTTCTCCTTCAATTCATTCAAAACTTTTTCAGTCTCTTCGAGAAACTTTTTGCATTCTTCGAGCAGGGCGTCCCTCTCTTCCTGCGTAGGCGTCCACCGCACGCAGAAGAGTTCGAGCCCCTTCGCTCGCGGGTCGTAGCTCACAAAGTCGCACCACTTCCGTCCGGTCACCACCAACTGCAACAGCACTTGCGGGCGGTACTCTTCCGGGACAACGCCCCCGCGCAGATAGCTGATGTGCGTTGCGGGGCTCGGGCACTTGATCTCCAGAATGCCGTCGTCGTCAATCAAGCCGTCGGGGGACGCCCCCAGGTACTTCACTTCGGGGTGCGGGATGAACCCGGTCAACTCCACGAGGTTCCCTGTGTGGACCTCGTAAGCCGTGCGGGCGTCGTCTTCGTGGTCGATGCCCCACTGCATGGCGGCGCTGGTGTAGTTGTCCCGTGCGATTCCGGAAACGCGTTCGGCGATGATGATGTTCATCAGTTTCTCGCGGGCTTCGCGGTAGGTCTTCTTGATCTCGCCGGACTTAAGCGCCTTGACGCTCGGCAGGATGTCGGCGACGGCGGATGCTGTGAGGCATCCCGTCCTCGCCTCGAACCATTCGGCTGTCCGCTGATACGGGTTGCTGTCGGTCATGATGCGGCCCCTGCGTCAGCCTTCTTCGCGATGTTGTAGCAGTCGCGGTGCCAACCGGACTTGCTGAGCGCGGTCTTGAGTTCGGTGGACTGCGCTTCGTAGTAGGCCTTGTAAGCCGCTACGCCTCCGGCGGCAACGCGTTTGGCGGCGTCTACCATGTCCTGCGTGAGCACGAATTCGGACTGCGGCTTGGCGTTGGCTGCATTCCCGTCGTCGTCATCGTCCGCCGTAAGGCAGAGGAACGACACGACGCTGTAGCGGCAAGCGTACGTACGCGCCGAACCGATAGCCTGAGCGGCGTTCGTCCCGCGGTTCATCAGTCCGGCGGACGGGACGGTGAACGGTCCCGACGAAAGCGTCTGGCCGGATGCGTGGGCCAAGAACGTTTCCGCGCTCACGCTGTCGGCGTTCGTCGTCACGCGCTGATAGATGAAGAAGCCGTGCTTGTTGAGGGCAGGCTTTACCGCGTCGAACACCGACTGCAGGTCGGCGTATTCCGAGTGCGTCGCGGGGTTTGTACGATTTTTTCGTACGGTTCCAAATTCCGACTGCGCGGCGGCGAGTTCCTTGAAGAATTCAGCGCTCGGGGTGGTGGTTTCGTTTTCCATGATGTTCCTTATGCCGCAGTGCGGCTGTCTTCGTTGATTGCGGTGGGGTAGTACTCGTTGAGCCATTCGGCGGCGCTTTCGACGCTGATGTAGTGGTCGATGGCTTCGATGTACTCCCGGTATTCGTTCCAGAGAAAATCTGTGTCGTTCATCCAGTCGTCGTTCACGAGTTCGTCGAACCATTCGGGCGGCTCGTCCGGGTCGTCTATCGCACCGACGTGGATCAGATCGGCGCGGCTCATGCCGGCGGGGTAGTTACAACTCATCGTCGTCCTCCGTAAAAGCCTCAGTCGCGGCGTCGAAAGCCGCTTCCAAGGCAAGCCACGACCGATCCATGACTACCTGTATCTCCGGTTTCCAGCCTGCGTCGATCTCCAGGATTTTGCGGCAGGTGTCGTCGAATTGGTCGGCGCAGTCGTAAAAGCGTTCGCAGTCCTTCAAAGAGAACGCGCCTTCGATCAATTCCGCATAGTCGCAGACGGTCTTTTCGTAGAGCCGCGCGAACTTGTCGGACGGGATGACGATGTCGCTCATGGCCGCCTCACTCGTCAAGGTTGAGGGCGTCCATCAGACGGGAGAACTCGTCTTCTTCGAAGGCGTAGGAGTTCGGTGCATCTCCACGGCTGTCGTCAAGCACAGAGACGGTATGCAGCCCGGTGTAGACGATGTAGCTTTGGCTACCGCTTTCGAACACCATCACGCGTTCAAGCGGGTTGACGTTGAGCGGCTTCCAAGTGTTGGCGTCGCGGATCAAGTCTTCGTTGTGGTTGCTGAGATCAATCATTTCTTTCTCCGGTAAGGCAGGGCGCGGACAGAAGCGGTCTGTCGGCTGGTGCGCCCTTTGATCTGCGGCTCCCGAGGTAGAGATAAATGAAAGCTCCGATGATTAATTAAGAGCCGCAGATCAAAAGGCACGAGGCCTTTTGTGGGCTAGATGAATGTCGCAATCCAGCTGATGAACTCGGGAATCCAGTGGTACAACTTCATGCACCCGTAGATGACTGAGGCTCCGAACATCGCGCAGAGCAGGATGCAGACGGCCCCGCCGATCACTTGGAGCAGAGCGCTTTTCCACGCGGGTCCCGGCGGCGGCAGGGGCTTGCCGGAGAAGATGGCGGCGCAGGGTTCTTTGTAGATGTTGATGATGTCGGTCATGGCGTGCTCCTCTTAGGCGGATAACAGTTCGCTACGGCGGGCCTTATTTGCAAAGCGGTAGTCGGCCCGGCCGAGTTCGCGCTCATTGCAGAGCAGTTCGTAAGACGTGTTGCCTTCGTCGCCTGCCTGGTCGATAAGTTCGTCGCAGAGGTTGTCGAATTTGGTGGCTACACCCTTCAGCATGGTCAGGCCGTGGGCGTCAGCCTCCCGGGCGGCTTCGCTGATCGCGCTCCATACGTCTCTGACGCAGCTGATGGTTTCGATGGTGATGGTCATGTTGCCTCCGTTGTGGATTTCGTCCATCTAAAACTGACAAACGGAGTGTACTTTGTCTATTTAAAATAGTCAAGCTGAAGTGGACAAATTGGCGGAAGGTTGATCTATGTCAAAAACTGATGGACGCTAAAGGCAAAAGAAAAGCCGCCCGGAGGCGGCTTTGTATTCGGCACTTCAATGTTGTTTCTTCTGCGATGTTATGTTTATGTTTTCGCAGTTCCTTGCCGATGAGAAGATTTTGCGCTCAGAGGGGTTATGGCGCAAAGAAATGGCCGATAATTTTTACTTTGCCAACGACGTTGTACCCCGTTAACGTTGGAACAAGAATCGGCGGATAGCGAACGTTGTCGCTGATGATGTTAAATCCGTCGGGAACCATCTGCAGGCGTTTGAACGTGTGGATTCCGCGGGGATTCTTGAGTAGATACAGGTCATCAGCATCGTAGTCTGTGACACTAGTATCTACGACGAGGAGGTCTCCAGCAGCTGCGGTTGGTGCCATGGAGTCGCCACGCACCAGGTGGAGTCTGAGTTCGTCTAAGGGCGAAGACGGAACAAATGAGCGGAGCCACGCGACAGAAACTTGCATGACTTCAATGGCCGGACGTAGTTGCTCGTCTGGATCGCGAAGAATCTTCAACATGATACTGTCCTTACTAGATGTCAGATTCCCGGCACTGTCCGGTTGGCCGCCAGCACCATATCTCAGGTATGACGGTGTTGTACCGAGTATTTGACACAATCGCTGTAATGTCTCCTCATCTCTTGGCAACGTTCCATGTGACCACGTACTGGCCGCTTGTCGTGACTTGCCTACTTGTTTTGCAAGTTCTGCTTGGGTTAGGCCGCGTTTGAGCAGCAACGCCCTAAAACGGGCTTCGTAGTCGTTCATGTGCTTCTCCCGGATTAAAAGCAATTGACAGAGTACACCCTAAATGGACTCCGTGTAGGCGAAGGGCTATGGACAAACGCCACTTCAAATGGATATAATTGTCTCACTTAAATTGACGGAGTGAGGTTTAAATGGATTTTGACTTGAAGAATGTCAACGTCGTTTCCTTGGCGTTGCTGAAATTCAAAACCCAGAAATGTCTTGCTGAAAAGCTTGGCGTTAGTAAGCAGACGATTTCGATGTGGAAACACAAACGTGTTAGCGCTGATCGTGTCAACGATTTTTCTGATGCCACCGGTATCCCACGTTCATTGATTCGACCGGATTTGTATCCGGAAGCGAAAGAGCTGTAATGCTCATCGGCGGCCGTATGAACTATGTGCAGCTTCATTTAGGCGACTGGATCGCCGGGACGCTTGACCTGACACCAACAGAGCGCGGCGTCTACATGGATTTGCTCGTCCGGTACTACAAGGAAGAGCGTCCGCTTATGCAAGACGAATGCAAACGCATTGCACGTGGATATGCACCTGCAGAGCAAGAGGCTATGCACTACGTATTGCAAAGGTTCTTCACTTTGGAAAACGGCGAGTATCGGCAGTCGCGTTGCGACGAGGAAATCGAAAAAGCGCAGGCGGTTTCCAATAAAAGAAAGCGTGCGGCGGCGTCCCGGTGGGCAAAAAAGCCCGAAATCGATGCAAGTGCATATCCAAATGCAGAGCAAACGCAATGCGAATGCAATGCAAATGGAATGCTAACCAATAACCAACAACCAATAACCAAAGAGGATATATCTCTCGTGGGAAAGGTCCCTGCGGAGCCTTTCCCGAGCGAAGAAACGACGAGTGATCCTCTTTCTATCTGCCCTGCGAAGGAGATCGTTGAGCTATTCAACAGCATCCTCGGACAGCACCTCGGAGCCGTGCGCAAGGTGACCCCCGCTCGTCAGCAGGCTATGCGGGCCCGGTGGCACGACATGATCAAAGATTCCGAAGCGAAGACAAGGGCGGATGGGCTTGACTGGTGCAGGCAGTACTTCGAGGCTGTGGCTAAGCGGCCATTCCTCTTAGGGCAAAAGGCCGACAGTAAGTGGCATGCCGATTTCGATTGGCTGATGCAGTCGAGAAACTACGTGAAGATTTTTGAAGGAGCCTATCGTGGCTAAGAATACTTTTGAATCGGATCAGGGTGGGGCCTATACCCTGGGTAAGGGCCCGATGTTCTGCCGGGCTGAGGGGTGCCAATGCTGGGCACAGACCGGAACGCGCGGGATTGGCAATGAACCGGATTCCCCCGGGCTTTGCCTCTATCACAGCGCAATCGATGAGAACCCCGAAGGGTGGCGAAAGATGACGGAACTGCTTCAGAACTCCGCGGTGCGTCAGCTGATCTTCCTTTGCTCTCAGCTTGAAAAGCTACCGATTGATCGCTCTGAAGCGCACAGGATGGACGGCTCGCTGGTCGATGACGCTACGTGGAAGAAACGGCGTTGGGTCGATTCCGATTATCTGACGTACCGCGTCCGGGACTTGATCGACTCTTACAGCGAGTTCTTCGGGTTCGATCCTTCGGTCCGCGTCCGCAACATGGGGAAGGCCAAAGACGGGCGGGAATACTGGCTAGACCCGGCTCACGAAAGTCCGAAGGCCTACGGGCTGCGCGTGCATCGTGCGCTGATGGGCAAATTGGCCCTTTGGAGCGTTCCGAACCACCGCCCTGCTGTGTCTGGTCATGTGGCCCCGTCCAGCGACGAATTAGCGCGGTTTTTGGCTCGCAATAAGGCATTCTTTCCCGAACGGAGGGCGGCATGACTTTAGGAATCATTGCTCCGCGACTCTTCACGGGAAACGACAAGAAAGGCCGCGTGCGGTACCTCTGCCGCATCCTCGGAACGTACTACGCCGATAAAAAGTATGCGGTGTGTCGGGAAGTTGGCCTGCCGCTGTATCACGGTGACGAGGTTATTCCTGGGTTCACCAAACAACGGGCGGACTTCATCGCGGTCAACAAAAAGTGGGAGGTCGTCATTGTTGAAACGAAATCCAGCTTTGAAGACTTCACCAGTGACAAAAAGTGGAAAGGGTATCTGCAGCACTGCGACAGGTTTTACTTCGCCGCTGATGAGGAAACGGCTCAAAAGATCGTTGACCGGTTGGACGCGTCCGGCGAAAAAGGCGTCGGTGTGATTGCGATTTCGCTGAATTCTCACCCGGCTGCGATTCTCGACAACATCGCGTGGATTCGCCCGGCACGAAAGCACGTCAGAACGACGCCGGTGAATCTGCTGCTGTGGCAAATGGCCGCGCGGGCTTCAGGGTTTGGGTTTGGGGCTGTCTTGCATAAGGGAAACGTCTTTGAGGACGCGTCGGCCCCGACAGAAACGATGCGGATTAAATAACCATTTTAACGGCACCGTTAAAAACTTTGAAAATATTGGAGAAAGTTGAATGAGTACCGAAACTTTTCTTGATCCTATAGCGAGTCGCATTTCATGCGATGTCTATGTCAGAGAACGAGTGCGCGGGCCGGAGGCCGTGGTGTTCGACACCTGGAACGTTGTAATCAGTATTCCGGCGAATGAGCTGAGTCCCTCCTTCGTCTGGGTGGGACTTGATGATGTTGAGCCCGAGCAGTGGAAAGTTCCGGAAGACTGGCAAATGACAGGAGCGAACTGCGAAAAAGTCGCCGTGGAATTTATCGAAAAAACCAAAAAGGAGGGGTTGGCATGAGTAACCCGAAACATGTGCAGCTGGAGCCGCAGGACGCGGCAAAGATCGCGGTCGTTCTCGTGGATGTGGAAACAAAGTCGCCGAAGTATTTCAAAAGCCGCGGGCTGTCCCTGCAGCTGCTGCGGCTGAAGAAGGAAATCCGGCGCGTTCACGCGCAGTTCGAGAAGGAGGACGAGGAATGAAGCAGACGGGAAAAATTGATTGGAAGCGTTTTGATCCTGAGGACAGAACCACGTGGCCCGATGCTTCGACGGATATCGTTTTCTTAACCCTGATCCGGGGGAGAGCTGAGTTCCACCGCGGGTACATGGGGTGGACAAAGAACTTCTATGAAGTCGTCAGCAAGCGTGTGCGAAAGGATGGCTCTTGGTACGTCACCAAGCGAAATACTTTTCGCCCCGACGATTGCGACGAAATTTCATGGGCCGTCGTTGATATGCCCGATTGGTGGACGGTGAGAAAGGAAAAGGAGGATGAGGAATGAGCGACTTCATCGCTACCGTCTTTACCTTTGTCGGCGCAGGCGTTGCCGTGGTGCTTATTTGTTGGGGCATCAACAAACTCGCGGCCTTGGAGTTGAAGGAGTTGTTGAAGTACAAGGAAAAGGAGGACAAATGAGCCGGGGAAAGTTTTTGTACGCGATTGGGGGCTTTGTTCCGTTCACTATGAAAGAAAAAGAACGCATCTACAAAGCGGGGTACGACACTGAACTTAAGGGCGAAGACTGGGACGAAGAGGCGGAAAAGTATTCGTCAAAACTCGAACGAGTTCTCTTTATGTTGGGCGCCTTAGAGGCGCGCCGGGATCAATGGAAGAAGGAGGGAAAAATATGCTCGACATTTTTTGGGACGCTCTGAAGTTCTGCAGCTGGCGAGTGCCGGTGTTCCTGTGCGTCATTCTTTGTGGGTTTGCGCTGTGGAGGAGCTTTGAAAAGATGGGGTGGATCGTCGTTTTTAAGGCGGCGACGTATCTTGCCGTGAGCACGGTGACCGCAGCTTTTTGTGCCGCTTTCGTGGTGTGGCTTTTCGATATTGGAGGTGCGAAATGAAAACGCCTGCCGGAGTTTCCCGCGCCGTCGCAGAAAAGATTAACCGCGCCTACAAGGCCGGTCACGACGTGGGACTGAAAGGCTCGGCTCCGTCCATAGAGGCCGCGCAGTTCACGAACAAACTGGAGCAACAGTACTTTTGGCTGGGTGTCCGTGATGCCCAGGTCGAAAAGAACCATAGGGAGGGCGAAGAATGAAGCCCGCAATGAAACGTCTCTACGCCAAAGGGCGCTTGAAGCCCGGCGAAATGAACGCGACGGAATCCGCCTACGCGGCTTTTCTGAAGGCAGAACAGCAGGCGGGGCGCATTGAGAAGTTTTGGTTCGAGAGTCCATGAAAGTCAAGATTGCCGCCGGGAAATGCTGGTACACGCCTGACTTCATGGTGCTCCGCCCGAACGGTGAAATCGAACTTCATGAGGTGAAAGGGGCGCTCGCCGTGTTTCAGGACGACGCCCGAGTAAAGGTGAAGGTGGCTGCGTCCCAGTATCCGTTCCGGATGTTTGTGGTCTTCCCGAAGGGAAAGCGTCAGGGGTGCGGTTGGAACATAGAGGAGTTTTAAATGAATGAACGACTCGGAATTGCTTTTGTTTTCCCGCCTTTGGTGGCAACCCGACTTGCCCGGGCTGCCGCCGAAGCCCAAGCCTTGCCAAAAGAGTCAATCTCCCGCAAGCGTGTCATCGAAAACGCCGTCGCGCAAGCCCGCCAAGAGTGTCCGAGTTTCTTTGCGGATGGTGGCAGTGAGCAGCAACGGGGTTCGGATTGGGGAGGACTCGCCGGTGGCAAAGTACACTGACGCCGAGATAGATCAGGTGTTTCAGCTGCGGGATGAGGGGTTCAGCTTCAAGGCCATAGCCGATATGCTTGATATGCCAAAATCAACTGTATGGGCTGTGGCGGCAGGGCTCATGCGGGGGAGAGTTGTGGATCATTGGGAGAGGAGAGAATGCCGAAACTGACGCCGAAACAGGAACGATTTGTGCAAGAGTACCTTGTCGATCTTAACGCGACTCAGGCTGCAATTCGGGCGGGATATAGTGCGAAGACGGCGCGTGAGCAGGCGTCCCGCCTGTTGTCAAATGTTAACGTTATGGAGGCTGTTGCGGACGGAAAAGCCGCTCGAACGCAACGGCTCGAAATCACTCAGGATCAGGTGCTGCAGTGGCATATCGACCAATACCGGATCAATGCCAAGACTTACGGGAAAACCGAGTTCGATGGCGAATGTCGGTCTCCGGTCTACGACGATGCAGGACTGCAGGTGCAGGAACAGGTAGACGCACCGGCAGCCAATAAGGCACTTGAGTTGATCGGAAAGCACGTCGGTTTCTACGAAAAGGACAATAAGACGACGTTTGCGGGTGGTCTCAGCATCGGATGGAGTAGCGACAAAGAATGACTTTACCGTTACGGATAAAAATTCCCTACGCGCCCCGGTATCCTCAGGACGAGATTCATCAGGCGCTTGAAACTCACCGCTTCGGTGTCCTGGTGGCGCATCGTCGCTTGGGTAAGACGGTTCTCAGCGTTAATCACCTTATTAAACGGGCTATCGTTGACGCGAAGGAGCGAGGCTTTTACGCCTACATTGCGCCGTTCCGGAATCAGGCCGAACAGATCGCCTGGGGCTATTTGAAGCACTACACGGCCGCAATACCGATGTGCAAGGTCAATGAGCAGAAGTTGTCCATCACGCTACCGAACGGTGTCACTATTCGCATCTATGGTGCCGATAATCCGGACGCCCTGCGCGGCGCATACTTCGACGGCGCGATTCTTGACGAAGTTGCGCAGATGAAGCCCGAAGTTTGGGGGGAAGTCTTGCGCCCGGCTCTCGCTGACCGCAAGGGGTGGGCGGTATTCATCGGAACGCCGAAGGGGGTGAACCTCTTCAGTCAGATGTATGACAAGGCGCTGGAGCGCATGGCGGCGGGTGACCCCGATTGGATTGCGATGGTGTACTCGGTGGATCGGACACACGTCATTCCGGACGAAGAATTACAGGCGTTGAAACTCGAAATGTCCGAGAATGAGTTCCGTCAGGAATTCATGTGCGACTTCAATGCAGCGGCCGACAATGTGCTGATCCCGATTGATACCGTCCGCGCTGCTGCGTGCCGACAGTACCGAGAGCACGATTACGCCGCGTCTCCGCGCATCATGGGCGTTGACGTGGCGCGTTTCGGGTCTGATGCGTCCGTGATATTCAAGCGTCAGGGCGTCGTGTCTTGGCCGCCGACTGTTATCCGGAAACTTGACAATATGGCACTCGCGGATCAGGTGGCGATTCAGATCAGGGAATGGCAACCGGACGCGGTGTTTATCGATATTGGCAATGGGGCGGGCGTCGTTGACCGTCTGCGTCAGCTGCGGTTTGACGTGACGGAAGTGGCCTTTGCCGGTGCCTCTTCTGATCCGCACTACGCAAATAAACGCATGGAAATGTGGGCGGAAATGGCGAAATGGCTACAAGACGGCGGGGCAATCCCTCCGGATACGATGCTACAGGCTGACTTGTCCGCGCCGACGTACGGCTACACCACGGGCAAAGGGCTGAAGATTTTGGAGTCGAAAGACAAGATCAAGGAACGCATTGGGCGAAGCCCTGACTTGGCGGATGCTTTGGCGCTCACCTTCGCCGCGCCCGTCGCGCCGAAACTAGATCAGCGGCTCGAACGGCAGCTCTACGGCTCTTCGAACGACTACGACGCAAACGAGGAGTTCGATAGGTCGTGGCGTTAACCCGTCCATAAACGCCGGGGCCACGGGGCGAGACTGCAGAGACTAAATTCTGAGGTCTCGCCCATGGCTATTCAATCTCAACTTCGCCGAAGCGATATTTATGTCGGCGACGGTGTGCAGACGCAGTTTTCTTTTTCTTTCAAATTACTGAAGTCTGAGGATGCCGAAGTTCACGTTGCGCCGCCCCATGGCGTTGATGCGGTTCTTAACCCAAATGCGTACGTCTGCGTCCTTAATGACGACCAAGATGTCAACCCTGGCGGCAAGATTACGCTTAAGGAGCCACTGGTAAAAGGCGCGGCGCTTGCCGTTATCTCGGGCGAAGCCTATGTACAGCCGACGGTTTTCACAAACCGAGGGGCGTTCTTTCCGACGGTGCTCAATGATTCGCTCGACCGGCTGACGATTCTCTGTCAGCAGCTTGTCGAGCAAGTCAATCGCGCGCTCATTACTGATCCCACGGACACCATCACCCCACGGCAGCTACGCGATAAGTTGCTCGAAGCAACGGCTTCTGCGCTTGATGCGGCGGCTAAGGCTCTGCAGTCCGAGACGAACGCCGCCGCCTCTGCGGCCACTTCCAAAGAGTACGCCGACAAACTCCTCGCATTTAAGGATCAGATCGTCACCGTGTCCGAAAATATCAAGTCGGTCGGTGTCACGGCGGAAAACGCTGAGGCCATTGCGGCGATCGCGAAGAACCTCGAAGAGCTGCTGAAATCGAAGGACTATGCGGCCGAGGCCAAGGGGTGGGCGGAGCAGGCAAACGCGATTACGGGGGGACAGTCCCTGATAATGCCGGGCGGTACGTCGCCGTTGCCGGTACTCGACTGGCTCGCCGCGAAGCCCCACGTGTTTAAGTCCGTTGCCGATATGAAGGTGGCGAAGTTCCTAGCGCCCGGGATGACGGCGGTTACACAGGGATACTATGAGCCGGGGGATGGAGGTGGCGCGGTCTACCGGATCGTGGAGTCGACCGAGAAGTTTTCTGAAGAACTGCTCGGCGGGTTGCTGGCTGAGTTGCTTATCTATGGGGACACGGTTTCGGTAGATCAGTTTGGCGCCGTTGGGGATGGCGTAACCGATGACCGACAAGCTATTCAGCTGGCAGTTGATAGCGATGCGGGGGTGGTTAAATTTTCCTCCCGCTCCTATCTGGTGTCTGATGCGGTTATCAATAAGAAGTCAAATAAAGTTTTCGATTTTGGCGGCGCGGATATTATTGCCGAAAATAACACGCATATTTTCGTGTGTGGTGATACAAACGTAACATACGACAGAGCCAATCTTAGCAAAAGCGTAGCCGTACGCTCGACGAGAATTTTTGAGTTTAAACGTTCAGCGGGTAATAGATACCAAATACCTGTATTCGGAATAACAAGTATTACCGTCACGAATGTGTACATAAAAGACAGGGAACTATCAAGCGATGAATATGCTGTCGATTATAATCCGACGTTTCATGATAGCGACAGTAACACCGATTTTACTTGCAATAACCCCGTAGTCACTGTTTCGGCGACGGTTGCGTATGGAGAATCGGTTGTAATTACTGTCTCGTGCCTTGCGGCCGATACAAACCACGATCTTTTCTTGACAGAAGAAAAAGAGAATGCGGGCTATAAACTTGCGGCTATTGTCGACAAGAATACTAATATAGACACATCGAGAAAATATTATAAAAGAGGCGAACTTTTAAGAGTCAACGAAATTGATGGAAATGAACTTAAGCTAATTGATACGCTAACCCTGCCTTTCGATAAGGACAGCTCTGATATTCTGCTTTTTAAAAATACCTTATCTAACATTAGGGTTATTGGCGGAAGATTTTCTACAAAGCTAAAAACCGAAGTCGTGGAACTTTTGGTTTTTAGCAATGTTGTTGATCTTACTATTGACGGCGTTCGATTCGCTGATGCAAACCCTTACATTGCATTGTCGACGAATCTTTGCCATGGCGTATCCATCGATGGCGCGACCGTCGTTAATAATGGTGGCAACGTTCGGTATGGTATCGTCTCGTTTGGCTGCAAAAATATTTACGTCAAGCAAACCAATGCACAATGCGTTTGGCACTGCTTCGCGTCCGGGGGGGCAAGATTTTTACTTGACGGCACATTGGTATCTATCAACTCGGATAACGTCTTCATTGATCGCTGCGTTTTTAAATCCTACTCGGGAAAGTATTCGTGCGACTCGCATGGCGACGTACTGAAGATGAGCGTGACAAACAGCGTCTTGGACGGCCTGTCGATGGGGGCGAAGGTCATTACTCTGTCCGATAATCAGATAATCGGGCAAACAGGTTATCACTTTGCGGCTAGTGATATTCATAGCATTCGAATTTGTAATTCGACTAATGTAAAACGATACGTTGATCGCTCTGATCAAAACACTCCCGGATTCCTGATAGGGGCGAAATACATAGGGAACATGACAATTGTCAATTCGGATGTTCCTGGATTTGTTTTTTGGGAATCGTCTTATATTAACGCTCTTTATATCTCCGACTCTAGAGTTTTCTGGTGGTTCAATAGCGGAAATGTAATTTCAAATACAGGAAAAATTTTAAAGTTAAATAATTGCGCTATATCGCCGGCACCTTACGCAAAGTATTATGGTACAGCCTTTGAAGAAATCTCAATCACGAATTCTTTTGTTGGGGCTGTTCCGTGCGCGGAGAGCGGAGAATTGGGCCCGCTATATATCCGTCCTGTTCTCACAAGGGTTATAAACATAGAAAATAATTGCTTTGATTCTGCGGGGCCATCCGATAATAGTGGTTCTGAATTTGCCGCTTACCTTTCAATATATTTCCTTCACGATGCTCCATGTAAATGTCTCGTGCGAATTCGTGGCAACAGCTTTTTGAACGAAAGTCGTCGTGGAAATTCCGCCGATAATACGAAGGCGGGAGTGATACACGTAGTTTCTGTTTTGAACAAAAACATAGAAACAAGTCAAGTCGCTATAGACATAGACAGCAATAGATTTGATGTTCAAAACCTGGACGGGGCTTCTGAGTTTTTCCATGTATTCGTGGGAAAAAAAGCTACGAATACAAAGATTTTAAGCAACAGCAACAACCTCGATTTTGAAGGCGCTGAAGCGCTGTCAAAAATACAAACTTGGAGTTAATCATGGCGTTGGAAACCAAGCTAACCATGAAAAAGGTTTATGCGTACTCTTCGGATGACTTTATTGAAAAGGAAGTCGTCGTAGAAAAGTGCTATGTCAAAATTGAAAAAGTGTCAGGGGATAAAGAAGCCCTGATGCTCAATGTCGGCTATTACGATCAGACTAGGCTTTTGAAAACTGCCCGCTTTGCTTTCACCCCCTCCGTCGCAGACGGCTCGGAGAACTTCATTCGCCAAGGTTACGAGTACCTGAAGACACTCCCTGAGTTTGCGAGGGCGGTGGACTGCTGATGCGGCATAATTCGGACAATGGAGAAAGATCATGGAAACAAAGATCGCAGTGCTCCCCGTTCGGGAACTTAAGGAAGGCTACCCCGTAGAGCTGTGGGTTAACGATAAAGGCCGCCTTGTTGTCCGCACTTATTCGGTCGACCGGTATGGCGAGTCCGATCTTGACCTCTTTGATCTTGTCGATTGGGTAAGAACTCAAAGAGGAGAACCGTATGTCGGAGCCGAACTGCGTCGAAATGCTGCTGGACGAGATAGACAGGGCGCTTAAGGCCGAACTGTATGTCGTCGCAACGATGGCAGCGCTTACTCTGCCTGATATGTGCGCGGCCTTAGAAACAGAGGGCTTTTGGGCGAAGAATGTGAACTACGTAGCATGGTGCGAAAAGAACCTGCCGCAAGAGTTTTTCTCATTGGCGACACCCGAACTGATGAAGCAGCTTCGCAATGATCTCCTTCATACGGGGACTGTGGATGACCGCAAAGGCAACAAAAAGCTGATCCTTACGATTCCAAACGGCCGGATACACCTCAGCAACAATGTTTGCAACGAGACCTATCTCACGGACGTCTTGGACTTCTGCCACGGGTTGATGCAGGCGGCGCGGGTATGGCTCGCGAAGAATCAGAACGCGCCGACAGTACAGCGAAATCTTAAAAAAATGATTCGGCGTCGTGAGAATAAAAATGGCATTCCACCCTTTATCGGCGGAATACCGATTCCGGCAATCTATTGATTGAGGCACGGCTGTCGTAAAAAAAGAGAACCCCGTTTCAGTAGCGACTCGTAGAACTGAGATTGCAAAGAGAACCCCGGCGATGAACCGGGGTTTTTCGTTACTCCTTGCACACGGCCTTGATGGTGGCTACCGCGCACCACGCTTTTTCAAGCGTGCGAACGTCCTCACCGCTTAAGCCGCCACTGTCGCGGGCCTCATCGCATACCTTGTCGATCTTTTCGAGCAGGCAGTGCATGGATTGCTCCGCGCGGGCTTTCATAAGTTCCTTCATTTCCATAATCATTCTCCATGCCGGTTCATGATTTCCTTCAGCGCATCTAAGTCACCTCGGTCAGGCTTATAAGGCCCGATGGAGAACGGATGCGCTTCGAGATTCTTTGAGGCTTCGCCGTACAGCAAGTCCACGTCGATGCGGTTTTGCTCATCCACCGCTCCTAATGACTTGAGCATCGGCAGATAAGGTTCGATCATCGCCGGGGCCCGCTGTGCGACGAGCCCCGAGACGATGCCGACGGCGAAGGGCAGAGAGCCGCCCTGCTTTTCTGCCGCGGGGATGAGGACTTGCTGAGCAAATTCCACAACCACCGCAGGCAAGTTTCCAATCGGCATTCTCATGGCTTAACCCCGGTTGACGTTGATGCTGCCGGTCACCGGCTGAACCGCCGGAGCCGCGGCTGTGGGCGCAGTCCAGCTGTTGTAACGTTCCATCACTTTGGGGCAGATCGCCGTGCGCGGGATAACCGTGTGGGTGATCTGGTTCAACGTGTTGTTGATACCGGCAACGGCGTTGTTGAGCTGGGCAATACCACAGCCGCACGTCTGAGCAACGCTATCGATCTTGGCACCGAGTTCGGAGCGAATGAGCTTTTCGCGCAGGTCGGCGATTTCACCGTTCTTCGCTTGCTGAGCTTCAAGCACGGCGACGCGTTCGCGGTTGCTCGCGGATTCCTGAGAAAGCGGCGTGATGAAAGCCATCAGACGATTTTCGAGTTTCTCGTTTTCAGAGCGCGTCGCCTGATAAAGCGTCGCGTCCCGATTGTCCGAGTACTTCTGCGAAGTGAGCTCGGCGATCTTGGCGTCCTTTTCAGCAATGACGCCCATCGCGGCCATCTGCGGGGCGCAGTTGTTTCCACCAAAGAGGCCGCCGAGGATTCCACCGTTGCCGCCCTGCAGCAAAGCAGCAGACAAGCCACCGATAGCCAGACCAAGGGCGCTACCGGCAACACCTTTAGAAGCAAATTCAGCCATAGCAAACTCCTTTTGCTATGGAACTCAAGGTTCTCAGGATTGTGCGCTCGCTTGGCGCTGAGAAGTGGGCTCAGGGGCCTCTTTTGAAACAGGCTCCGAATGGGCCTGCAGATTGGAATACGCGGAAAGGTCGATGACGTTCATCGTTTTACAGCGACACAAGATGTAGATGCGTCCGCCTGGAGGCCTGTCTAGCGAAAGGTCGAAAAGGCGTTTGCCGCATCGGCAACGGACTTGAACTTCCATTGCAGTACCCTCCCATGAAATTTCATGAACGCATCGTATTTGCAGGGCTTTGAAGTTTATGGACGATTGAGCGATTGTCGTCCATAAATGTACCGTCGCCCCGCTGAAACTGCGGGTATGCGATACGTACTCATGTCCTGTTATGACCTGCTGCGGAAGCACCGAGATTTGCTGGAAACGAATTTCCGCGAATCAGGTAACGGCCCGATCTTTGATCCGACGGAAGACTTCTACCGCGCACTCTCCGAAAACTCGCTGGCGTTTGCCTTTGTCGCCTACGACGGAGAAAAAGCGGTGGGGGCTGCGTCGATCTTTGTCGCGCCTCATCAGCATTCTGGAGAACTCACGGCCTGCAACGACACGATTTTCGTATTGCCCGAATACCGAGGGACGACGGTGCCCGGACGGCTTTTTGTGATGTGTGAGCGTGAGGCAAAAAAGCGGGGGTGTACGTCGTTTCAGTGGGTCTGCGACGAGCAAGCACCACTCGCCGCGGCTTTGCAGAAACGGCCGCATTCAGGCTGTCAGGTGACATTTATAAGGAGTCTGTGATGGCTGAACCTTCAGCAGAAGAGTTGGAACGTCGGCATTTGCGAAAGCATCGGCTTGGAGGTGACAAGAAATGAGCCATGGCCTTGCTTTGAAAATGGACCTTGCCAATATTGTTTCTCGCATTACGTCCCGTAGGCGTAACAACGGCACTCCTGGCAAGCCTGCTAGTGCTGAATCCACAGGGGCAGACGACGCGAACGCAAGTAAGCCTTCAACAGGTGGTGAAGACGCGGCAATGGACGCTGGTACGTCTGGTGCTGCGGACGGTGAAGGCGGAAAGTTATTCCGCAAGCGCAACACGTTGGGGGGGGGCTAACAAATGGGATTTTTCTCTAAATTAAATCCGGTAAAGGCCGTAAAGAAGGCTTTCAACAAAGTAACGGGCAAAGATGCCCGCGACAAGGCCAAGGAAGAAGCACGTCGGCAGGAGGCCGAATTAGCAGCGCAGAAAAAGAAGCAGCAATCTTTGTTGGATCAGCAACAACGCAAGTCCAACGGGAACGACGCTGATTCCTCTCAGCTTTCAGGGCTTGGTGACTTCGGCGCTGACTCCGGTCCGGGCGATTCGTTGACGGGGCTTGGCGGCATCAGTACGGATGATCTCAAGCTGCAGAAGAAAAAGCTTTTGGGGGCGTAGCTATGGCGCAGACAATCGCTGGGGCAATCGTCGGTGCTGTCACCGGCGGCCTCAACATTTATACCCAAAAGCGCCAACAGGATCGTGAGAAAGCTTTGGCCGAAAAGCAGTATCAGGCAACAAAGCAGGCTTATGAAAATGAGGCGCAGGAGCGCGAGAAGGCCAACGGCAAAGAACCCGATATTGATTCCTTGTTGGATTCGAACACGTCCAGCAAGCGGGCGGCTACTGACCTCACGGGTGGCAAGCTGAAAAAGACGAAGCTGTTTAACCAAACGAGTACGCTCGGAGGCGCGAATGGCAGTTGATGTCAAGCAGCTTCAGCAGCGCTTGGCCGGGCTGAAAGCGGAACGTGAGACGTGGGAAAACCTTTGGCACGACATACGCGACTATGAGGTGCCGGACTTAGGGGCGTTCCCTGGTGAGAAAGGGTACGAGGGCGGAAAGCGTTACACGCGTCTCTACGACGCCGAAGCCGCCGACAGTGCCGACATTTTGGCGGCTGGGCTCTTGGCCGGCGTCAGTTCGCCGTCGCGGCCGTGGCTGCGTCTCACCACAATGGATCCGGACTTAGACGAATCGCCGGACGTGAAACAGTGGCTGTCTGACCTGCAGGACTTGATTTTGATGTATTTCGCAAAATCTGAGGTCTACAACTCGCTGCATCGCTCCTATCTTGAGCTTCCGGCGTTCGGGACGGCGTGTTCCATTGTGCAGCGTCACCCTGACCGTGTCATCGATATGATGAATCTTACGGTTGGGGAATACTGGCTCGCGGCTGATCCGTTCGACCGTATCGACACGGTTTATCGTCATATCAGCATGACGGCGAAGCAGATGGTGCAGAAGTTCGGTATCGATGCCGTCAGCAACGATGTCAGAAGTTCCTTACGCGATAACCCGTACCGTCGCTTTGACGTGATGCACGCCATTGAGCCGCGTCTTGACCGTAACGTGATGAAGCACGACAACCACAATAAGCCGTGGCGGTCTGTGTATTGGGAACAAGGCCGCAGTGACGGCAAGGTGCTGGGTGAGTCCGGCTATGACCAATTTCCGGCGCTGTGTCCCCGATGGCTCACGACGGCTGGCTCTGTTTACGGGCGTGGCCCCGGTGCGAAAGCCTTGTCGGCGGCTAAAAGTCTGCAGCGCCTGCAAAAGCAGATGGGCATCCTCACGGATTATCTCTCGAATCCACCGATTCAATACCCGACAAAGTACAAGGGCGCAATGCAGCTATTCCGTCCCGGCGGTCGCATCCCGGTTGACCCTGCGGACAATGACGTGATTCGCTCGGCTTGGGCAGTGCAGGCATCGCCTGAAATGCTGCAGGCGCAGATCGCAGACGCACGGGCGCAGATACAGCGCTACTTCAATGTGAACATCTTCCAGATGATCGCGGCGAATCAAGGTACTGACCGTACGGCTACCGAAATCCAGGCGTTGGAACAGGAAAAGGTGATGATGCTCGGGCCGGTACTTGAGCGTCTCCACACGGAAATGCTTGATCCGTTGGTGTCCACGGCGTTCGGCTATCTCGTAGAAGCTGACTTGGTGCCTGAGCCTCCGCAGGAAATGCAGGGGAAGGAACTTAATGTTGAATATATCTCGGTACTGGCGCAGATGCAGAAAAGTTCTGCGGTGGACGGCGTTATGCGCACGGTGCAGCAGATTGGCGTTCTGGCGCAGATGCGGCCGGAAGCGCTTGACAAATTGGATGCCGATGAAACGATTGATCTCTTGGCGGATATGAACGGCGTTCCGCCGTCCATGATTGTTGCGGGCTCTCGGGTGGCAATCATTCGCAAGCAGCGCGCCGAAGAGCAGGCGCAGCAACAGCAGCAGATGCAGGCGGCGCAAGCGGCTTCCACTATCAAGGATTTGGGGCAGGCGGCAGGCAGTGTCGGCGGCGCGGATATAGCGATGAGTCCCGAACAAGAGCAACCCTCTCAGGGCGTGATGTAAGGCCGTCCATAAAGGTGATGGGATGACGGAAACAATGGCAGACACTCGGATGCAGGGCATTTTCGAAGAGGAAGAAGCCCGCGCAGAAGAAGAACGGCTGCGAAAGCAGGAAGAAAAGAAACTCGACAACGCGCTGAAAAGCCTGATGGAAACCGAGTTCGGCCGTCGGGCAATGCACTGGGTTCTCTCCCTTACGGGGCAGACGGACTCGGTGACGAGTACTGATCCGATGCGAATGATGCTCCTCAGTGCTCGGCGCGATGTAGGGCTTGACATTCTCCGGCGACTTCGCTCGGCCGGGCTTGAAGAGCAGATCAATTCAATGCGAGAGGAAAACAAATGACAGATGCGGCAACTGTTACGGATACCGGTGCGGACGCTGGCGCTACGCCTCCTGATACCGGTACGACTGATCCCGGTGTCGCCGGAGGTACGCCCGCTGCCGCCGATGCAGTACCTCCGGCGACCCGGGGGGCGGACGCGGCCAATGATGGTGGAGAATCTGCGGCGGGTGACGACGGGACGGACAAGGGCGATAAGCCCAATGAATGGCTCGGTGCGCCCGAAGATTCCTACACCAACGAAGGCATCGAAGTTCCCGAAGGCGCGGAATTGAACGACGATGTTTGCGAAACGTTGGCGGGTGTCTGCCACGAAATGGGCCTCTCGCAGAAGTCCTTTGCCACGATCATCAACAAGATGAGTCCGGTGCTGCAGCAGGCGCAGGAACAGGCGCTGGCGTCCTTCAAGAGTGAAAACCTCAAGGCGTTCGCTGCGGACAAGGAACTCGGCGGCGCGAAGGCCAAACAAAACCTCGGCATTGCGGCGAAGGCATTTCAGAAGTATTGCCCGCCGGAGGCGCGGGAGCTCCTCGTACAGACGGGGCTCGATACGCATCCGGGGATTATCAAGATGTTCTATCAGATCGCTCAGTCGATCTCCGACGACGTTTCACCGCGCGGCAACGGTGAGGGCGGACAGGGAGACCCGTTGGCCCGGTTTTTCAACAATTCCAAGATGAACTAAGAGGAAAGCATGGCTGCTATTGCTCAGTATCCTACCCTTGCTGATGTCGCATCCCGCACGGATGAGAACGGCGAGATTGCTCCGATTGCAGAAGTCTTGTCGCAGAATAACGCTATCCTGCGACATATTCCGTGGCGCGAATGCAACATGACCACGGGCTTCAAGCATTCAATCCGAACTGGCATCCCTGAACCGACGTGGCGCGGGATGTACGAAGGCGTCCAGCCGACGAAGTCTTCGACTGCCTCTGTGGTGGACGTGACCTCTAACGTTGAAAACTACGCTAACGTTGATATTGACCTTGCCAATATCAACGGCAACACGGCTCAGTTCCGCCTCTCGGAAGAAAAGGCCTTTATTCAGGGCATGAGCGATGCCGTCGCTGCCGCTCTTTATTACGGCGACAATGACAAGGATATTCGCAAGTTCACTGGCTTGGCTACGCGCTATGCCACGATGAACAAAAAGGTTCCGGCGTCGCACAATGTTGTTGCTGCTGATGCTGGTTATACCGGTACGGCTGATGGCTACACTTCTGTCTATATTGTTAACTTTGACGAATTCTTCGGACTTTACCCGAAGGGCTCGAAATATGGTTTGCAGCATACAGATAAGGGTCAGCAGACTGTAGACGCCCCCGACGGCAAGGGCAAGATGGAAGCATACGTTGACCACTACAAGTGGCAACCCGGTGCGGCTCTTAACGATTGGCGAGCCTGCGTTCGTGTGTGCAACATACCGATGAAGGATGGCGAAGTTGATCTGCAGTCTGATTCTCTTATCAAGACGCTGATCCGCGCGAAGAACCGTATTCCGGCTCAGTTGCGCCGTCATCAGGTGATGCTTTGCCGCACGGAAATTCAGACGGCCTTGGAAATTGCCGCCTATGAAAAGTCCACGCAGTGCCTCAAGATTGTGGAAGCTGCCGAACAGATGGCGACGCACTTCTTCACGATTCCGATTGAAGCCGACGACGCTATCCGCATCGACGAAGCCAAGATCAGCTAAGGGAGAAAGAACGATGCATGTTGATTTTTTGACCATGTATGCCAATGAACTGACGCTTTCCGGCGCAAGCAAGGATTCGAAGGTTCTTGATATTGGTAAGGCCGGTATTTCCGAAGGTGTCGGCTATATCTACGTCCGCAACGTCGGTGCGGTGACGGGGCTCTCAAGCGTTGCGCTTCAGGGCAGTTCCGATAACTCCACGTTCACGGAAATCCTTTCCTACAAGCTGACTGACCTCACGGACGGTGGTGGGATCAATATCCCGATTCCGCAGGGCTTACCCCAGTACACCAAGTTGGTGTTTGCGGGCACGTCCATGTCTGGCAAGGTGTCTGCCGGCGTGACGCTCCGTCCGGATAGCCCGCGCGGGAAGCGAATCGGGGATTATGAAGCGAATCCGAACTACGCTGCTTAAGGAGGTGATCCTTATCTCTCCGCTGGTCTGACGGCTGGCGGTGCGCAGTTTTACGGGGAGTCTGTCGGCTCCCCGTTTTCATAGGAGGCCCTATGGCTACCGTTGTCGATATTTGTAACATCGCGC